CTCATTCCGAGGGCAGAACACTTGGACATGGACCATTCAATAGTCTTGGATGGCTCATCCACCGCGTGGCCCTTTGGTCGCGTGGTGGCACGGTTGTCGAGGACCCAAAAGCCTTGGGGCTTTCAGTCTTGAAAAGGTTTGTAGCTCGGGTAATTATCCTAGGATGTTGCTTGACCCCACTACTGGTATTTATACTGCTGGCAAGCTTGGGGGCGGTGTTCATTGCACTGCGCACGATCCCTATCACGGTATTGATAGGAAACACAGGTCTCGTTACGTTGTCGCGGGATATCCTTGGTTCCTTCATGCGGCAGTCGGCATTGATCAGCCGATTGTCTTCGCTGGTTGCTTATGCAACCTCACTGCTGCAGTAACAGGTAGAATAGCGATCGAAACTGGAAGTCCAAAACCCGATGCGATCCGCGCATTGAAGCGCGTGGTGCGGAAGATGGTGAAACCTTATGCCAAAAGGGTTCCCCTGACACCGCAAATGGCGAGAGCTAGGGCCAAAAACCCGAGACTCCTTGCGAAACTCAACCGGGGCCTAGCCCTGCGAGAGAAACAGCAGTTGTCCGCCTTCTCCCATAGCCACAAGACCTTCATCAAGACTGAAGGCGGTAAACCCAAAGGCACTTTCGACGACTTCGTCCGTGACATCCTCGGTGTGAAAGCACCAAGGCTCATTGTCGAGGTCAACGAGATGTACAATGCCATTGGGGCCCTTAACTACCCGCCCATCGAAGACGTCCTGAAAAACATGCACGGAAAGGCTGACGGAACTGATGTGTTGCCCCCCGAGGCGTGCGTCATGAAGGGGAAAAACCCCGGACAACGAGGGAGTGCATTCTTCCGCAAGTCCGGCCGCTTCAAGAACCCGACATATTATTGTCTGGATGGCAAACAGTGTGATGTGCATATCCGCGAGGAATTGCTCAAAGTCCAACATCTGTTTGACCATTCGATCAACCCCGACCCTGAGTTTAAGGAACTGAGCCGACGCATGCGCGGTAAAGTCCGATTCAAGGGTGACGGTAAATTTCGGTGCACGTCTCCAGCCCTGCGCATGACAGGGTCCTATGACACGGGAGGAGGCAATACTCTGATCCATCTGGCGGTTCTCGCTTTAGCTCTTGAGGGGTTGAAGTGGGATGCCCTCGTCGATGGTGACGACATGGTTGTAATTGTAGAAGACGGGGTCGACCTCGAGGCACTTCTACGTCCGGTGTGCGATTCCCTCGCACTCGTCTTCACGTACGATGTGGTCACAAAGGACCCGCGTGAAGTCGAATTTTGTCGTGCTCACCCGCTCATGTTGGCGGACGGGCCGATGATGGTGAGGGCACCAAAACGTACACTCATGAACTTCTTCATGAGCACTTTAGACCTTCCAGGATCCCAACTGGAGTCTTACCTCAAGACCGTCTCTGACGGTGAGATGAGGGCTTTTGCAGGAGTACCAATACTTGGTCCCCTTTTCGCGAAGATCAGGGGAGACCTCAATAACGTCCCAGATTACAAGGGCGATAACATTGAGGACCGGAAACGCCAATTATGGGAATCGACCAAGCATCGACTGGATGTGGGCATCACCGAGGAAGCGAGAGACGACTTCGGTGTCGCTTTCGACATACCAAAGGAAGTCCAAATGGCTACCGAGCTACTCATTAGTACCCAAGAGTTTCGTTGGGGCAAACCGAAACGGATTCTAAATCCATACTCCACCACTCGTGCTGGGGCGTGGTCCTTTAGTCCGTCCATCGATTTTGTCCTTGCGAGACCATGCTTTTGAGCACCAGTCGGTCAGTTCGAGCCTGTCAAATCAACCACCCTAAACTAAGAGAAATCTTGGCTTGC